ACAAGGTTCCAAAAGGTTCCTTTCTGGTCAGCGCACCAAAGGTGCATCGTGCGAGATCAACAACAAAGGACGCATCATTCTTGTGGAAGGCTACGCCACCGCCTTGTCCATCAGGAAGGCTCTTAAAGCCGTCCGGACTCGTTATAACATCCAAGTATGCTTTTCTGCTGGAAACATTGCAGAGGTGGCAAAGAATCATCCGGACTGCATGATAGTAGCAGATCATGATCCTGTTGGCATCAAGGCAGCCAAGAAAACAGGGATGCCTTACTGGGTTTCTGCCTTGGAGGGAGAGGACTTCAATGATTTTGAAACTAGAGTGGGGTCTGAGGCCGCCGGCAAATCGCTTATTGCAATAGGTCGGACGGTGAATCCTGAGTAAACTCATTGTGTTTGACGAACACGCAGTTGTTAACTTCCCATAGGTTGTTGACAATGGCGTTTCCAATAAGGAACGACTGACCTGGATCACCAACCAATTCCATTACAACTTCAACTTTGCCGTTCTTGCCATCTTTTAAATAGAGTATCACTGCGTCCATACAATTCTGATAGCCTCGTGCTTTATGAAATAATCCGGAAAAGCCTCCACTAACTTCTTAAGGTTCTCCTCGTCAGCTATAAGGGCAGCCTTGCCTAATGATACCGCAAAACTGCCCTTGTTTTCTAGCCTATCAACCGCTTGGATTAGTGCGGTTCTATCAGTCAAAACCCTCATGCCAGGCATAAGGCTGCGGTCATAAGGCCAAACAATACTGCGCAAATCAGGTCGTCTCTAGTCATTGTGTACTCCTATTCCATGTGCGTTTTCAATCCGCCGAACAAAGTCGACAAGCGGGCTTATGCTTTTTTGCATCGACACATCAAAGTAGATAGACTCTATCTCCTTGATGGTCAATGGTGCGCTAGGCTGGATTTTTTCCAGCTTTAGCAACTCTTGAAAGAATTCCTTTTCATTCTTCATTACCATCCTCTTCAGAGATTACATCATCAATTGTAGTATCCTCTCTGATTTCTCCGCAATCGTTTTCGAACTCATCACAAGCGATGCCCTCTGCCTCCTCATAATCGGGTGCGCTTACAGAATAAGTCCTTGAACCACTATAAGAAATCGTTACTGAATATTCTTTCATTCTCATACTTCCTCCCCTATTAATTTGTTGGTGTCTTTTTTGTAAATGCGAGCTAATTCATCCATAAATCTAGATAACTCCCACTCCATTTCCTGTTTGGTTAAGTCAGCATCTAAAAAATCATGGACGATTTCATATACGTACTTGGTTGATAGCGTACTCACACTTTCCCCTCTAGTCGTTGTGATGTCGTTGATGAATTGGTCAAACCCCCAAAGCCAGTTTTCTTGCATAACTCCTCCTCTTTTAATAAAGCATACTGTAAGTTCTTGTTTAAAATCTGTAGGTCTATACCCTTACTTATCCGGATTCTTTCCTGGAGGTAGGCAACAGACTCTTTTACATCTAGTAAATGTTTTAGCGCCTTACTGCGTAATCTTTTTTTCATAAAGTTACTTTTCCTTTTTGTAAATAAAAATAGCATCGTACTGCGTGAAACCTGGCGGAATCGGGCCTAAATTTTTCCAAATGCCACCCCAAAACCCTCGAAAAAGGGTTTCAGGCTGCCATCTGTTTTAAATCTCGAAAGTGATCGTATCGCCCTCGAAAGGCAACCAACCGCCATGAACATAAACAAACCATTCATGGTTTCTCTGAGTTACCCCAAAACGACTTTGTGCGTATGTGTTGGCAAATTGGTTCATGCGTAGCTTGGTGGTTCTTGACTTCCATCCACCCGTCTTTAGGGTGATTGTGTTACCAAGCTGAGAGGCGACCTCTGTCCCTCTATAAATGCCCACCAAAGCTCCGTCATGATTGCGGAAGGTGGTTGTCTCTACTCCACGGAAAATGTGAGTCTGTGCCATGTTTAAGCCTCTTTTGGTTGGTTTGATTGAATGAAAGCCTCGCAACACCGCTTTAGGATGTCGTTTGCCTCGTCTAAGGGTAGATATCCCTCGTCAAACTGCTCGTATATGTCATTGACTGAGCAAAATAGATCGTCAATTGTGAACTCCAAGCCAGCGTCTATATTCATACTTCCTCCACTCTTTGTGCATCGCTACTCCACGGACTTTTGTCCCATACTCGACCGTTGTAAGACATAAAGCCCAAAGTTTTACCGTTCTTCAGGACTTTAGGGTTCATCCAATTACCACCCCCAATGTCGTTTTCTCCCATCCACTCATTTACCATCTTTCTTAATTCGGTCATGGTGTTGGCTTTTAAGGTTTCTACAACCACCCCATAAGGTGGCTGGTTTGGATCTTGTCCAAAATCAGGATTTCCACATACTTCAGTTTTAATTAAATACATAATTCCTCCGTTGTTTGCAAATGACCCCTTTTGGGGGTTTCGGCTCCTAAAGCCTCGTCAGATTTGCTTGATTGGTTCTCTATCTCTTAAACACTCGCCCAAATTTATTTCCTCTACCTTGATTTCTGCCCATTGTTCAAACCATTTCGGCTCAAGGTTGTATTGTTTAGCGTGTGCCTTTAAGCCCTTATGGAGCGTCCCTATTGCCTCGTTATAAGTTGAGCCGATGGCTTGAAAGTCAAAGCTCCGACTTCGTGCGTGTGCGTAGTAGATTTTCATTTAATCCTCCGAATTTCCATATTGTCAAATATGTGATAGTCACCATTAGCCATCTTTAATAGATACTCTTCAAAAGAAAGATCAGTATCAAAAAAATAACGAAACTCATCAGCATCAAATAGATTAGATTGCCCATACTCTTTTTTCATACTTGCAATAGTATGAATTTCAATGATTTCACCACCATTCCAAGTACATAAAAAAAGCGACTCTATTTCTTTTGATAGGTCAATAGGGTAATTGTTCATGCTTGCTCCTTAACTTTTAAACTGTTGTAAATTTCATCAAAAAACCAACTCTTACCATCGTGATATGTGCCTAAATGTCTTCCATCCGTTGTGTAGTAAAGATGAATCGGAGCGGTTGACTCGCCATATTGCTCGTAATGCTTGCGATAGCCCAATGGTTGTTTGCCATTGGCATGAAATAATAAGTTTTCAAAGTCTTTCTTCTTTAGATTTACATGGGTAACAGTCATAAAACCTCCTTAAAATTGTTGGAAAATAATTTGATTGTCTGAGGTGATGCCTAAAACAGTAGTCTTTTCGCTGAGATACTCCGCAACCTTTTGAGCGGTTTCTTCTTCGTCCAAGCCCTCGCAATCCTCCATTAGTTGCTCTTCGATGTCATCGTCTAAGTAATCGTTTGCAACTTCATTAAAATCTGCCTCTGTATATTCGCAACAGAAGGCGATAGGATCAAACTCGATTTGCTCGCCTGTTTCCTCTTCGTATTGCTCAAGGTAATCAAAGAGAATCCCTTGACCCTCATATGAGAAGTTATCGGGGCGAATCTGATTCATTAAAAAGCGGAAAGTATCCTTATTAAGTGTCTGTTTCATGCTTGCTCCTTGGTTAGGTTGTTAGCCTTGATATAGGCTAGGATTTCTTCTAAGCTATCGGAAGACATAATTCCTTCTAATTCTGAATATTCGCCAACACCTAAAGCGAACTGTTGCCCTCCGCATTCCCTTGATTCAGGGTTTGCGTAATCAAACCAAATGCGGACGATATTCTCGCCCTCTAAGGGATAGTCTAAAGATGGGCATACATCGTTATGCCATGAGTTATCTTGCCAACCCTCGCCCAAATCGGGTAGGTCGTAATCAAAGCGGGGAAATTCGTTTTTATAAGTCATGATTATTCCTTTGTAATGATGTTATGTTTAATTGCACACTCAGCCCAACAAGCCTTAGCAAAACTTATAAGCTTTTCATCCCAAACCAAATCCAATACATTTGCTCTCATCATAATGTCGGTTAATGGAAAGTCTTTAGAGGTTGGAAAGTGTGAGTTGTAATCAAACTCCTTTACAGGCTCATCCTTCTCTACATAAGAGTTACCAACTCCAATATGACAAAGCCGACCAAGCATTGCATCAATGCAATCTAAACCAAGATAGGCGGTGTTATTGATCTGCCCTTTGAGTTCTTCCATGCTTGAAAGTCCGCTTTCTTCTAAAGCCTCGATTAAGTCTTCGTCTTCTATTTCAATAACTAGATTAATTTTCATAAGTTCCTCTTATATTTGAATGAATGCCAACACTAAAGCGGTGATAACGCAGAATGAAACAACTGCTATAAACTGGATAAAGTCTTTGGTTTCCATAACTTCTCCTCTTTTGCAATACATTGAAAAAAACTACATATTGAGAATATACACCCAAACCGAAGTCAAGTGCAATTGTTGACTAAAGTTTGGGGTTATTACTCAAAGGCCCTACTTATTCGCCCGACTTCTTTTCACTAAATAAAGCCTTGACGATGCAATCAGCCATAATCAATCTGCTATGAGGTGGCAACTCTGGGAAGTACTCAACTACATAGGCATAAGCCATCTTTAAGCGAATCTCTGAGCGGTCTTCTATTACTGGGTTTTGTGTGTTTGTGTTCAAAGTGTTTAAATCTCCATTAGGTTTAAAAGGTGCTACATACACAAGACGAGAGAGAACGCAAAAAGTGAGGGTCAATTGAAAATATATTTTTTGGCGGTTTTCCAGGATTCCGGAGGTTTGCTGCCTCGAACGAAAAAGCCCGACTCCTTACTGGATCAGCCTAAAAACATCTAATCAGATAGGGAAAGAGAGAGCATAGGAGACTTACTTAGGTATGAGAGTCCACAGAAAAACAAAGCATCGCCTTTTAAGTACTGTATGCATATACAGGGTTTATGCTATGATCTACCCAATACCAAATAAATACCCTATTGAATGAAACCTCAAAGACTAACGAGAAGACAGATAAGCGAGGAACTGGATAACATTCCAGCCCATAGGATATTAAGCAACAAAAGGAACTTGACCTATAAGCAAAAGCAATTTTGTAAAGGATTGGTCAACGGACTGACGAAGACAGAGGCGATGGCTAGAGCTTATAAATACACAGGAAAGAGAAAGACAATGTCCGATGATGCTAGTAGATTGTCAAATGACCCCCGAATCATCGCAGAGGTGGAGGCACTAGAGAGGGCTAAGAACTATCTGGATTATCAAGAGAACGCTCAAAAGATCGCTGAACTCCGTTCCCTCGTGGTTTCTCAGCTTACCAAGGAGGCTCTTGACCCTGAGAGTCCACCTAATGCAAGAATACAAGCCTTAAGCAAGCTGGGGTCGGTGTCAGAATTACAGGTATTCACCGAACGGAAGATAGAGAAGACAATCATCAAAGACTCTGAGAGTGCCAAGGCTGAGCTAATGGCTAAGCTCAAGCAAGTCATGAGCGATAACATTAGAACAGTCGATGAGCTAGACGATTCGGACGAGCTACTCGCTATCATTAAGAGTGGCAAGCCCGACCCCATCGCTCTTTCTGAGTATTCCGACCCCACCTCACCCCCACTCGGCCTCGTGGATGTTATGACCGTCGGTAATACACATAGTAATCCAGACACACGATCACCAAACAAAATAGGGGTACCCCTCGAAAACAATAGCCATCTGGTAAATTTACCAGATACAGAAGACACCCCCCTAATGAAATCAAACACTTAGGGGTGGGGGGTATATATTTTGAAACAGGAACGCAATGACTGAGCGCCAGGCGATCGTATACGAGATGATTGACGAATGGTGGAAGAAGTTCGGCTATGCGCCCTCTATAGATGATGTGATGCAACAAACTAAGTTTAAAGGTAGAGGACATACTCATAGAATCATGAAACAACTCTGTGATCTGGGTCACTGTAAGAGATTACCAAATCGGGCGAGAAGTATCCGTCCGTCCTATATCCGTGTCCATAAGTTAGTGATCGAATGAACATCGAAGAGATCATTAAGGGTTTACCCCCAGAAGAGCAATCTGCGTTAATGCTGATGGCGAAGGACTATGTAGACTCCCTAGGTAGGGAAAAAGCCCAAACGGAATTTATGGAGTTTGTTCATCAGATGTGGCCCGGCTTTGTAAACGGACCTCATCATAAGATAATGGCAAAGAAGTTCCAAGATATAGCAGACGGGAAGTTAAAAAGACTGATTATCAATATGCCTCCCCGTCATACAAAAAGCGAGTTTGCATCCTATATGCTTCCCGCATGGTTCTTAGGAAAGTTTCCGTCTAAGAAGATTATTCAATGTTCTAACACCGCAGAACTTGCGGTGGGTTTTGGTAGGAAAGTGAGGAACCTAGTTGGTAGCGAAGCATACTCAAAGATTTTCCCAGATGTCGCTCTTAAGTCTGATAGTAAGGCTGCTGGCCGTTGGGCTACTAATGCCAATGGCGATTACTTTGCTATTGGTGTTGGCGGTACTGTTACAGGTAAAGGAGCTGATCTGCTCATTATTGACGATCCTCACTCGGAGCAAGAGGCGGCGATAGCAGCCACTAACCCCGAAGTCTACGATAAGGTCTATGAATGGTATTCATCAGGTCCTCGTCAACGTCTTCAACCAGGCGGCGCTATTGTAGTCGTTATGACCCGCTGGAGTCTGAGGGACTTAACGGGCAAGATTTTAAAGTCGTCAATGGAACGGGACGGAGACGAGTGGGAAGTAATTGACTTCCCCGCAATTCTCCCAAATGAACAACCTTTATGGCCTGCATTTTGGCCGCTCAAAGAACTTCTTGCATTAAAAGAAGAACTGCCAGTAAGTAAATGGAATGCCCAGTATCAACAAAGTCCCACGAGTGAAGAGGGCGCCCTAGTTAAAAGGGAGTGGTGGAAGATGTGGGAAAGCGACCGTCCTCCTAAATGTGAATTCATTATTCAATCTTGGGATACCGCATTTACCAAGAACGAGCGTTCAGACTACTCAGCCTGTACGACTTGGGGTGTCTTTTATCTAAATGAAGATGAAATGCAACCTAATATTATCTTGCTTGACGCATTTAAAGAACGCATGGAATTCCCGCAATTAAAGGAACGGGCGATCAGAATGTATAAAGAATGGGAACCCGATGCGTTTATCGTCGAAGCTAAGGCGTCTGGCGCCCCGCTCATATTTGAGTTGCGTCGCATGGGTATCCCTGTATCAGAGTTTACACCTACTCGTGGCAATGATAAGATAGCCCGATTAAATTCGGTAACAGATTTGTTTGCTTCAGGCAAGGTGTGGGCGCCTGGAACAAGATGGGCTGATGAGGTAATGGAAGAGATGGCGGCATTTCCAAACTCGGATCACGATGACTTAGTGGACTCCTCCACACAAGCCCTGATTCGGTTTAGGAAGGGCGGGTTTATTTCACTTCCCTCAGATGAGCAAGATGAACCACAATTTTATAGACGCAAAGCTGCGTATTACTAGGAACCAATATGGCCATTGATAAAGCACTATACCAAGCCCCAGTCGGAATCGACGCACTGGCAGAACAAGAACCTGATATGGAGATCGAGATTGTAGATCCCGAATCAGTAACAATCGGTATAGATGGATTGGAAATTGAAATTGAACCAATGGAAGAAGGCGAAGACGACTTTGATGCCAACTTAGCCGAATTCATAGATGAAGGTGAATTGTCTTCAATGGCTGGTGATTTAATTGGCGACTATGACAATGACATCTCTTCCCGCAAAGATTGGATTCAAACTTATGTTGATGGTTTAGAACTTCTTGGTTTAAAGATTGAAGAAAGAACTGAACCATGGGAAGGTGCTTGTGGAGTCTATCATCCACTCCTATCCGAAGCAGTAGTGAAGTTCCAAGCAGAAACCATGATGTCTACTTTCCCAGCTTCTGGTCCTGTAAAGACTCAGATCATTGGTAAAGAAACACCAGCAAAGAAAGATGCTGCTGAACGTGTAACGGCTGATATGAACTATCAGTTGACAGATGTCATGCAAGAATATCGCCCTGAGCATGAAAGAATGTTATGGAGTTTAGGTATTGCTGGTAACGCATTTAAGAAAGTGTACTTTGATCCTTCTTTAGACCGTCAAGTATCTATGTTTGTTCCTGCCGAAGATATCGTTGTTCCTTACGGCGCTTCAAACTTAGAGTCGGCAGAGCGTGTAACCCATGTAATGCGTAAGACAGAGAATGATTTACTCCGTCTACAGCATTCGGGTTTCTACCGAGATATCGACCTAGGAACTCCTGATAACGTATTAGATGAAGTAGAAAAGAAAATTGCAGAGAAGCTTGGCTTTAGAGCTTCATCTGATGATCGTTATAAAGTTTTAGAAATGCACGTAAACATCGATTTAGCTGGTTACGAGCATAAAGACGATGAAGGTGAACCTACTGGCATTGCTCTTCCTTATGTAGTAACAATCGAAAAAGGATCGAATACTGTATTAGCGATCCGCAGAAATTGGAACCCAGATGATGAGACATTTAAAAAGCGTCAGCACTTCGTTCACTACGGGTATATTCCCGGCTTTGGTTTTTATTGTTTTGGCCTTATCCATCTTATCGGCGCTTTTGCTAAATCTGGTACTTCCATTTTGCGCCAGCTTGTCGATGCAGGATCACTCTCGAATCTGCCAGGTGGCTTTAAGACCCGTGGCTTGCGAGTCAAAGGTGATGACACACCGATAGCTCCAGGTGAGTTCCGTGATGTAGA